GGCGTGCTGGTAGGAAACAGGGCGTCAAGCGCAGAGACAAGCACCTCGGCCGCGCCCATGCCTGAGCCTGATGGCAGGACGATGGAAACCTGAAAAAATCCGCGGTACTGCCGGTGCAGTTGGTCCAGCGTGTTGCTGTTCGTGGTGTTCGGCAGCAGGAAGGCGCGCAGGTAGCGGCTGCCATCGGCGGGCGGCTTGAAAGACACCCCCTGAAGAGCTACAGGAATAGCCGGTGACTGCGCTGCAGCCCAAGACAGCAAGCGCTGCTCGAACGCAGCACGAACAAGTGATTGGCTCATTTCTGCAGCGCTGCCTTGATGTAGTCGTTCACGTTCTGCACCGAGAGCTTCACCATTCCGGTGGGGGCTTTCTTGGACCAGCCGTTTTCAAGCCGCAGCGAGTACGGCAGCGCGTTGGCCAGGTAGAGCACGCCGCCCACGGGAAGGGTGAGGGCCTTGGCTGCTTCGGTGGCGCCTCGGCTCTGCTGGGTTGACTCGGTGACGGTCAGGTCGGGCGATCCATAGCTGACGTTCCAGTTCGCCACGAAGCGGCCGGTGTCGACTGGCGAGAGGCGAACCACAGAGCTGAACAGGTCGAGCGTGACCTTTCGGGCCACATCCTCAAGCCGTGCGCCGGCGCGCTGGGCAAACTTGTCCAGCGGTACGCTCCAGCTGCTCATGCGCGCGCCTGCACTTCAAAGCCGATGTCGAGCCCGGCATAGTTCCAGAGCGACACGTTGATGACCTTGTAGGTCACCGAGTCGAAAAGGATCGAATCGCCGGGCGCAGGGTCTGGAAGGTCTGCGCCGCCGGCCTGAACCGGAGACACCAGCAACTTCACGTCACCGGCTCGAATGCGGGTTCCGTCGATGTCGAAAGCGCTGTAGTTCGTGCGCAGCGCCGAGCCTGTGTAAGTGCCCGGCGTGTCGGGTGTGGCGGTGCCAGTGGCTGGGTTGTAGACAGGCGGCAGGGTGGAGGGTTTGGTCAGCACCATCGTTGCGCCCTTCCCGCCCTGGCCTCGCTTTGCCAGCGACTTGATGGCCAGCGCGCGGGCACGGTCATAGATGTCGGTCATGGCTGCAGGTCCAGCGAATCGATGCCGTTGCCGCAGTCGGTTTGGAAATGGCTCGCCACTTCAACGGCCTTGCGCGCGTCATGCCCGAGGTACATGGCCGCCTCTGCGTAATCGCGGCCAGAGCCCCAGGCGCAGCGCTGTTCCTCAATGACCAGCGGATAGGGACCAGAGCAATAGGACTCGATCAGGCCGCCCGGGCGGATCACAATGAGGGTCGATTCGCCATCTTTCGCGCGGGCCGGGAACTTCGCCACATCAGCGCCGGCCTTGAACCACTCGCGCATTTCCGCGGCGATGTCCCAGTCACCGGTGATGCCAAGCAACACGGCGCCGTGCCGCTGCACCTTCGTGCATGTGCGAGCAATGCCGCCGCCGCTGGTGGCCCGCTTGTCGGCTGCGAGCGTCTTGCCGTCGAATGCCAGGACCGTCATGCGCGCACCAGCTGGATGCCGAAACCGTTGCTGCTGCCCTTGAGCAACGGCGCGATCAGGTTGTCAATCACGCGGTATCGGACAACCGACGATGAGCCGTCCATGTACTCGGTTTCGATCGGGCCGACCTTCTCGCGCTTCACCTGCGGGCCAACGTCAGGAGCCAACTCGCCGGCTGCGGCCTTGAAAGCCAGTTCTGCCGTGGCCTTTTGCAGTGGCGACGGGACTGCGTTGTTCGGCCAGTAGCAAGAGGTGCTTGTGATCGCCATCGGGCGCGGGGCCAGGTCACGGGGCCATGCCAGGGCCTGCGTGCTGGTCATCGGCGAGCCTGCAAAGCGCGGTCCATACACCTGCTCGATGTAGTCGGTAGCCCGGCGCAGCGCGGCCTCTTTCTGCGTCGTGGTCAGCGTCACCCAAAGGGTGTTTCCCCGCAAGTCGAGGTAGGAATCAACGTAGTCCGCGCTGATGTAGGACTCGGCATCCGCCAAGCCGCTTCCGTCTTCGGTCACAAGTGCCATTGATCACCCCAGTGGATAGGTCTGCTTCAAACCAGCGAGCGGGTAGGACTGGCTCCGGCCCGCGAGCGGGAACTGCACGCCAGGCGCATCGGGTGGCGTCACCATGCTTGCGGTTGCCGCGCACACCGCGGCAGCGCGCATGCGAATCTGCGTCGTCATGGCGGCCGAGCTGCTGGCCTGGGCCGATGCGATGGACACCATGGCGATCTGCGTTGCCAGGGCGGCCGATGCCTGAGCACTCGCGGAGGCTGCCGCTGTGAACTTGACCCCGGTGCTCAGCGAAGCGGTCGCGGTGGCCTGGGCCTGGGCTGCCGCTGCGAGGTTTGCCGGTGTGGGCAAATTGGCGGTGGCTGTGACAACAGCCTGGGCGCTGGCCGCCAGCCTGATGCCGGTGGTGAGCGCCGCAGTCGCCGTGGCCGTGCCGGCTGGAGTTGCCGCCAGCTTGATACCGGTGATGACCGTTGCCGTGGCCGTCGCCACTGCCGCCGGAGCCGCGGTCATCCGAATCGCTGTTGTCAGCGAGGCCGTTGCCGTGGCCTGGGCTTGTGCCGTGGCGGCCAGGCCACCAGCGGGCGAGGTTGTCAGGGCTGCCGTTGCGGTGGCCACTGCAGCAGGCGCGGCGGCCAGCCGGATGGATGTCGTGAGCGCTGCTGTGGCCGTGGCGGTTGCCGCGGGCGTGGCATTGAGCCGCTTGACCGTGGTCAGGGCGGCGGTTGCAGTCGCTACTCCAGCCGGTGTCGCTGCAAGCCGAATTGCAGTCGTCAGGGCCGCGGTAGCCGTTGCCACACCAGCAGCCGCAGCAGCCATGCCCGAACTGCTGATGGTCGGGTCTGCGGTGAATACTGGCGTGGCGTTGACCGTCAGCGTGCGGCCGTTGCCGCTGCTGTCGGTGCTCAGCGCGCCGCTTGCAAACCGCCAATCAGCGTGCAGGCTGGCCGTCTTGACCGGAGTTGTGCTCCCAAACTCGGCCTTAATCTCGGCCAGGGTCAGCTCTGCATTCCAGATCCGGCAGAAGGCAATGCTGATGCCCATGTTCTCGGCGCCGGTGCCGCCGATTGAGAAGCTTGCGGACGTGTCCGCAGTGTCGATGCTCGAGACCGAATTGAACAGCGTGATGTCTGACGCTGTGGTGCCCGAGTAGCCGTCAGAAATCAGGACGCCCGAGCCCTGCTTCGTGACGATCGCCATGGGGTACCAAGTCCCCACGGTGTAGGGGTCAATACCGTAGACCGTGCTGCCGCTGCCCTGCCCGACGATGCCGAGCTGGGCGGCTGAGCCCACGTTGTTCAGCACCATGCCTTGCCGCACCGTGCCGCCGGCATCGCCGTAGCGAGTCAGGAATTGGGTGCTGGTGATGTTCTGGTCTGAGTCCACACGGACCCAGGCCAGCATGGTGCGGCCCACCCGGTTGGGCACGCCGGTGGTGAGGTAGAGCAGGCCTCCCGTGCTGTTGAACTGAACTGCCATAGGAGGCCCTGCCGGCTAAGGCCGTCGATCAGTTGTCGAGCTGGATCGTCAGCGCTGCGGCTGCAAAGGTCGGCGCTGCGTCGCCGTTGTTGACGGTCTTGCTTGTCGTCAGCGCGGCGAAGACGTGCATGTTCCCGCCGGTGGCCGCGTCCATCAGGGCCATGCCGGTGACGGTGCCCCAGTTGGCCGTCGGCGACGGGAAGGTGATGGTGTTGTTGTTGCTGGTGGTGCCAGAGGTGCCGCTTGATGCGGTGGTGCTGGCCGCCGCCTGCGTGCCGGCCATGTTGGCGAGAGAGAGGGTCAGCGCCACACGGGCATAGCTGCCGCCGCTCACCTCAGTGCCGCCACCGGTGTCGCTCGGGTTGGCCGTGAAGAGGGCCACGTAGTAGGTCTGCAGCGCCGGGACGGCCGAGAGAATCGTCCAGGTCACGGTGTTGTCTGCCACCGTTGCGCCGGGGTTGCCCAGGGCCGTGGTGAACGTGCTGCCAGAGGTGCCAGCGGTGGTGCAGAGCAGGAACTTCCCGCCCGCGGTGGTGTTCGCCACCGGCACCACGATCTGGCCCACGGTGTAGGCGGTGGAGGCGGTCCACAGGCCCGTCACCACGTTGGAGGAATTCAGAGTTCCCGAGGTGTTGACGGCGCCGCCACGCAGCAGACCGTCCACCAGTCGGTTTTCGAGAAAGTCGGTCATGGCTGCCATGGCGCCACCTTTCGGAAATGGAAAAGCCGCCCGGAGGCGGCTTGTTCGTGGGGTTGGGGTGGATCAGGCGGCGTCGAGCAGCGCCTGCAGTTCGGCCTTCTTGGCGCCTTCGGGCGGGGTGATGCCCTTGGCGATGAGCGCCGCCTTGATGTCAGCGACCTTCATGGCGCCTTGTGCGGCTTGGTCTTCTTTCTCGACCAGAGCCCAGCCCAGGGCCTCCATGATTCCGACCGATGCGTCGTTGCAAACCTCGGTTTGGACGCCATCGCGCTCCATCAGAACGTCTGTGGTGTTCGTCATCTGTTTGGCTTTCGTGGTTTTTGGGTGTTGACGCCGAGGCCCGAAGGCCCCGGCAATCAAGATCAGCCCAGCAGGGTGGCGATGTGCTCCGGCTTGATCGCCGCAGCGCCCCAGGCCATGCAGATCTCGAACTTGACCTGGCGGTACTGGCGGTACATCCGCACCTCGAAGGTCAGACCGGTCTGCGGGTCGGTCAGCATCATGGCGTCGTCAGCCGAGTCGCCACCGTCCGGCACGGCCGGGGCGCGGCAGGCCAGCACCAGGGCATTGCGGGAGAACGCGAAGTTGCCGAGGTAGTTGTTGCCGACCGTCAGCGCGTTGTTGTCCGGGAACGCGATCAGGTTGCCCGGCTTGTTCAGTGTCACCGTCACGCCGCCGGTGAGGGCGGTGCCAACCACGTACTTGTTCACGGTGTCAGCCGCAGCGGTCAGGATGTCGCCCGCCAGGATGGTGCCGGTGCCGGTGTCCACCGTCAGCGCCAGCGAGCCGACTGCTTGGCCCGAGGCGTTGTTGATCAGGTAGCCGGAGCCGGTGCCCTTGACGTGGGTCTGAATGCCAGCGGAGTAGCGAACCGCCATGTTCTGCAGGCGGTCGGTCATGCCGTCGCGCAGCATGTCGGAGCTGCCCGCTTCGTTGACCTTGAACAGCACGTTCTGCTTGCCGCGCAGGTTGGCGATCGAGGCCGAGTTGAAGACGATCTGGCGATCGGTCACCGGGGCGCCGTTGTCGTCCAGGATGCGGGCCACGCCGGCCAGGTCAGACAGGTCGCCAGCGGTGCCCAGCGGCGTGGTGCCGGCGGTGCCGTAGGCGCGGGAGGCGCCGGTCTTGGCCGCAACGGCCAGATCGACTTCCATCGCGTTCACGATCTTGCGCATGCCATCCGCGAACTGGTCGGCCAGGATGCGGTTGTAAGTGCCAGAGGTGCCGATCGCGCGCTGCTCTTCGCCGTTCCAGCGGATCGGCGCTGCCTTCGACTTGTTGATCACGATGTCGGCGTAGGTCGGCGCGGTGTCGCCGCTCGCCGCCGGGGTCGCGCCCGGGGTGATGTCTTCCAGCGCGCCGGATTCGGCGATGGGCACGCGAACCGTTTGGTTCAGCGCCGCGCGTTCGGCGTTGCTGTCGCGGGTGACGGCGGGGATGAAACCCACCATTTCGCGCGAAACCACGTTCAGCGCTTCGTACAGGGTCGGGATCAGACCGGTGAGGGTGTTTGCCATGATTGGGCTTTCAGGAATGAAAAAGCCCGCTCAAGGCGGGCTCTGGTTGGTGATGAGAGGGAGGAAAGCCGCTCGCGCGGCGGCGATGGCCGCGGGCGCGGCCTTGATCAGTCGGTGATCTGGGTGTCCTTGATCGCCGTGGCCCTGTCGGCAGGGCTCAGCGCTTCGAACTGCGCACGGGTCATGCTCTTGCTTCCGCCAGCACCCTTGCTGCCACCGGCGCCACCACCAGATGCGCCAGAGCCCTTGAGGATCGAATCCTTGTAGGCGTACTGGTTGACCATGATGGAAATCGCCTCTTCGAAGTCGGCGTGTTCGCCGTGGCGCACGGCTGAGAAGATCGGGTTGCCGGCTTGGTCAAGCGCGACCATCCGGCCGTTCTCAACCTTGAAGCGGTCACCGAAGACCTTCTGCGCGATGTCCGCGGGGATGGCCAGCTTTTCGCCGATGAACTTGGAGCCGGTGAAGGCGCCGCCGACAATGCGGTTGTTCAGATCGGTGGTCAGCTTGGCGTTCTGCTCGGCCAGGGCCTTCTCTCGTGCCTCTGCAGCGCGGGTCGCTTCCGCAACCGCTTGCTTGGCAGATTGGGCCGCCGCGTCCTTGATCTCTTGGACCTGGGCCGCGGTCTTCAGGTCGCCGGTGCTGAGGTTCTTGACGACTTCCAGCGCCTTGCGGGCTGCTTCGCCGTCTTCGATGCCGTCATACGCTTTGAGCTTGGCCTCTGCCGCCTCTTTGGCCTCGCGGTGGGTCTTGGCCTCACCGTTGAGCCGCGTGATGGTGGCAGCGGTTGAATCTGCGTCGAACGGGGCCTCTCGGCCGTCAGCGTGAACGAACACAGGGAGCTTGGCGCCCCCGACTTCTTGCACAACGATGTTTCCGTTGGCGTCGTACTTGAATGGCATGGTTGCTGTTTCCTTCGGGCATCCGCCCTCGGTTCGGTGCGGCATCCGCCGCGGTGCGCCTCTGCGGTTTCCTCCGCTCGGGCATGAAAAAAGCCCCAGGGATTGCTCCGTGGGGCTTCGTGGGTGACCGCTGTTGATGGCGGCCGGAAATGAAAAAGCCGCCTCAGTGGGCGGCTTGTGTGGTGTGGTGGTGGGTCAGGCGACGACTACGCGGCGACCTTGCATGAAGCAAGCCGCGCAGATCAGGGCCTTGGTTCCTCCGCGCGGCCTGTTGTCGGCGTACTCAACGCCGGTTCGTGTCTCGATCAACTCGCGGCAGCCGCAGCGGCACTGCAGCAGCGTTGCCGGCTTCGGCGCCCGCTTCACTCGCTGGCGCACCTTCTCGGCCTTTGGCGCCTCTGCTGGAGGCACCAAGCGTAGTTTGGTCATGCCGGGATTGTGCCCGGGCTCAAAGCCCCGCACGCTTGAAAGCCGCCGCATCCCTCTTCTTCAACTCGTCCAGCGTCAGCAGAATTCCGCGGTCGGTGTAGAGCTCGTCAAACTTCATCTTGCCCTCGCGCATCAGCTTCCCGCGCGCCGGGCCCACGATCTGGTCTTGCCGGGCCGCGCTCTGCCGCTGCAGCCACTCGCCATAGCTGAGCCCGGCATCCACGGGGCCATCCATTGAGGCCCGCTGCCCTACCGGCACCTCGTCTATCGGGATGCCGAGCTGGCGGAAGGTCTTGGTCTGCGGTGTGGCACAGGAGCGGCAGCGGAAGTGCAGCCGGCCCGGCCCCTGCAGCCAGGGCACCGAGTGGCCGATTGGCTTGTGATCCTTGAGGGTGTACTTGAGGTGATCCCGAATCCGGCACATCTCGCTGGTGCGGCCGTCCAGGGTTGATGTCCACACCTCGGCGGTGATGAGGTCACTGTTGGCCTCGAAAAACTGTTCCCTCGCCACGGCCGCGGTGTGGGCTACTGCGGTCTGCACGATGGTCTGCACTTCTCGGCGGGAGCGGTTCACGATCCCATCCTCATAGCGCAGGGCCCGGGTGCCGCGGATGCGGCGCACGATGGCCTCGTTTGTCTCGCCCTGCACGAACCCCTGGCGCACCGCCTCGCGGATCAGCGCCATTCGGTCGGCCTCGATCTTGGAGGCCCACCCGCTCAATAGCCGGCCCTGGAACGGCCTCGCCAGCGCGGCGGCGTAGACCTGATCCACGTTGACCGCGGCCACCCCAACCTTGGCAATTACAACCTCGGGCATGGTCGAGGTGAACAACCGGAACTGGTACCCGGCCTCATAGTCGGACACCTGTTTCAGCTCGTCGGTCAATTCACGCCCCATCGCCGCATAGGCCTGGGCGTTGACGGTGCGGACCGAGTACAGCAGCTGCTCCAAGCGCTCGACTGTGAAGGTGGTGGCGTCCACCTGCTCCAACGCAATCAGCAGGCGGGCGAATAGTTCGGCGTCTGCCCGGTTCAGCACCGCAACGAGCCTTTGGGCCACGCTGGCGCTGTACTGCGAGAAGTCGATGCTGTGGTGAATCGCGGCGTCCCTGAGCCTTTCGTTTACGTTCATGGGCGGCCCTCAAGTCAGGCCGTGGGGTCCGGGTTCGGGTTTGGGTCGGCCTGGGGGTCTTGCTGCTGCGGGTCGGTCAGCATGCCCAGCGCTGGGCCTTCCTCGGCGATCTTGGCCGCCTCTTCTTCCGCCTCAACATCGGCGCCCAGCTTTCCGCGGCGCTTCAGCTCGTTGATTGCGGTCTCT